GGGTGGATTCGGAGACGATCAAAGAGCTGGGCTTCCCGATCGCAGCGTCGATGGCGTTGGGATATTACATTTGGAGGATGACCCAATTTCTACTGAAGGACTTAAAAGATTCACTCACCGATAACCGCGACATCCTCATCAAACTCATCGACGCGATCAATGCTATCAAAGGCGACCAAACCCACCGAATCTGCGAGCTGGAACAGCGGGTCGCGGAGATGCGGGAGCAACATCGCAATTTCAACAATCTGCTTGTTGGCGGTGGCGGTAGGCCAAGGATGCATCGCTCCGAATCCGATCGAGAGCATTGACCTCTCGATCACCGGACTGGAGCTGGAATTTTACGAGCCGGTGGAGCCAGCTATCCCCGACTCCAGCTGGTATCGCAACCCGACTAACGGGCTGTGGTTTAGAAAGGCGGGGCCGACGAAATGATTAACCAAGACGATGTGTTTGTGGGCATAGCTGCCGTAGCTGGGTTGACCAACTGGATGTTGAACATCGACATCGTTTTACAGCTGGCGATCTCGGTGATCTCGCTGGTTTACATTTCGTTAAAGGTGCGCGAACAACTTAAAAAAAATGGCAAAAAAGACTAACCCAAAAGCGTCGATGAAATGCGGCGAGGTGCGCCGCAGCACGCGGCCCGATAAGAAGATAATGAAACTCTACTGCGTGGACGGCGGCAAGAAGCTGGTACACGCGGGGGCGAAGGGATACGGCAACAACTATTCTGACGCAGCTAGGAAGAGTTTTAAAGCTAGGCACAACTGTTCTGAGGCGAAGGCCGGAACCGCACGACACCTAGCGTGTACCGAGCTATGGTCAAAGGGTGGTCGCAAGACCAGCAACCCGAAGAGCCGTAAAGGTAAATACTAATGGCAGCTAAACGCAGAGACGCTTGTTATCACAAAGTTAAAAGCCGCTATAAGGTGTGGCCGTCTGCGTATGCAAGTGGCGCGTTAGCTAAATGCCGAAAGGTTGGAGCTGCCAACTGGGGCAATAAGTCCAAGAAGAAATAATGGCGGTACGCAAGTCAGCTGAAGGAGCCGCTCTCAGGCGTTGGTTTGAAGAGCGCTGGGTTAACACCAGAACTAAAAAAGCGTGTGGGGATGCGGACGGCGGCTACTGTCGGCCAACCAAACGGGTCAGCTCAAAAACACCAAAGACGCTGGGCGAAATGTCCAAGTCAGAGGTGAGGCGAAAGGCTTCGGAGAAAAAGCGGAAAGGCCGCGCAACTCCAGCTAGAAGAAAGAAATAATTATGCCAGTAGGTAAATCATATAAGTTCAAGAAGAAGGGGTCGGCGATGTCGGCCAAGAGCAAAACGAAGAAGTCGTCCAAAAAGGGCGGCTGTAAATGCAAATAACGATGCTAAAAAGTAAAACTGTTTGGACTGGGTTGGCCGGTATTCTGACCGCTGTTGGCGGGTACTTTACTGGCGAGCTTGAGCTGGGCGCGATGATGCAGCTGGTACTGACCAGCGGCTTGGCGATCTTCCTTCGGGCGGGTGTGCAGAAAAGCACCGACGCCGCGAACGCCGCAGCTGGAGCTGGCAAGCCGGAAGTGGTCAGCTAGTCAGCCGATGGGCTGGCTCCTTAAACTGCTTGGGTCAATCGGAGACATTCGCGCTCTGATCGCCCAGCTGTTTAAAATTCAGAAGGATGTCACCGCGAACCAACGACAGACTGCGAAGGATAAGGTGGTGGATGATGCCATCAACGCTGCTATTTCTCGCGGCAAGCTGCACGACCGTCGAGCTGAACAACAGCGAGAGGCTGATTGAGCGGCATCCAGCTGGGTTTACTGATGCGGTCAACGCATCCACCAACGCGACCGAGTTTGTTCGGGACGCTCTCAAAACGATCAATCGGCTTGAGAACGTGATTGAGAGGCAGTAGCCGCTGCAAATCCAGCTATGCTGGGGGCCACGACCTTTGCGTTCTTGGCGTAGACGCGGTGGATCGCAGCGGAGTTGTGTCCCAGAGCCACCATCGCCAACCGCTCCGGCATCCCAGCTGAGAAGGCACGCTCGGCCCAAGCGTAGCGGTACGAGTGCAGCGTCACCCCCTTAATCCCCAGCGTGTGGCATTTACGCCGGAAGATCGTGGCCCGATCCTTACTGTCCATACGTTGTATTGACGGGAGGAAGAACCCGCTGGTGCGACCCGCTGCCACCGATGCCAACATCTTCTGGAGTTCGGGCGACAACTCTTGAGCCGCACGCACGCCGGTCTTCATTCTATTGTAGGTGACCACACCACCCGCCAGCTCCTCGATCCGAAAGTTCGCCGCGTCGGACTGAGCCGCTCCGGTTTCCCAGAGGATTTCGAGGAAGGTTTTCCAGCGGGTTGTGCCGAGGTTTGAGCCTAACCTGCGATGCTCTTCCTCGGTGATCGCACGCCGCTCGGATTTGGCCGGTTTAGGCCACATCCGTTTGGGTAGAATAGGGTGGGTGAGAAGCCCCACTTCGATGGCTAGTTTTTGCAACGTGCCAAGGTAGACGTAGGTCTTCGTACCCCCCACTTTCAGCAGCTCCAGAAGGTCGGTTCCGGTAGTGGCTTGGATGGGGGTAGACTTCAGTTTGTCCCAGCGTTTATTGCCTAATTCGCGCAGCTTGCGTTCGACTGTGGCAGCGCATCCGGTCTGTACGAACGTACAGATGAGGTTGTCCCAAGTTACGGTATTCATTTTTGCTTTTTAGTTTTTCAAGTTGCACCTCAAGCGCGGCCTGTGCTTTCTTCCTTCCCGCTGTTGTGTGGCGGGGTAGCCAAGTGGTAAGGCAGGGCTCTGCAAAAGCTTTATCGCCGGTTCGATTCCGGCCCGTTGAGCAACCCTCCAATGCCTCTACCGGCTATAAGAAGATAGCGCATTCGCGCTTGAAGAAGCCACAAAGTAATATGCAAAAAAAATTATTTCAACTTTTTTCAAAAAAACTATTGACGGTGGTAACCCACCCGTTTAACTTCGCCTCTGCAACTTCTAAACCTTATGCCTAACCAACGCGATCCAGACAAAAAAAAGCTGAGTGCTTGGATGTATGAGGAGGATATTAACGTCCTAAAAGAAGTTGCCAAAGAAAAAGGTATAACGCTGACCGATCTACTCAACCAGCTTGCAGACGATCTCAGGCAGCGTAACAAAAAACAGAAATAAAATATATGAGCCAAGGGGAAGTTTCAAGCGAGGAGCGCAATGCGTATGTGGATTTGAAAGAGGGACAAAACGAGCGGAAGGCTCAACACCACGACGATACTAGCCAGACGTTAATGCTGGTTCGTGCAACTCTAGCGGTGGTTATTTTTTGTGCGCTGACCGGACTGTCAATTTACGCATTTGAAAAACTGGGTGACAAATCTGACAAGCTCGCGACCCGTTCTGTTGACAATCATTTTCACAAGGCTGTTGCACACGAGCTTGCTGCCGATGAACGGTTTGAAAAATCAGCAGCAAAACTGTGCCGTTTTATAGACAAAAAAAGCGAGTCGCGCAGCAAGTACGCTGACCAAGCCAAACAACTGGGGGCGTTGCTGACCGCTCGTTGGCTAGTGAAGGGCTGCGGCGGGGATTGTAAACATTTAGCGGACAACAAATAGTTTTTTTAAAAATAGGTGTACCCCACCTACTTTTTTTTGATAGGTGGTAACCCACCTAAAACAGATGAAACAAAAGAGAACAACAAAAGGGCTGGCGGTGAGTGAACGCACTCACCAGAAACTAAAGGTATACTGCGCCAAACTCGGCGTAAAGATCAACGAGACGGCAGACAAACTATTACGGGAGGCTATGGCCAAATGAGTTCACCCGTAGTCATAGGTCTGTCAGGCAAATCTGGCCACGGGAAGGATGAGGTGTACCGCATCGCTCGCCGTCTACTACGAGGCAAGCGGATTGAGCGCGAGGCGTTCGGTGACTTGCTCAAACAGCAAGTCGCGAAGGCAGTCGGGTTTGAGGTGGATTTTGTTGAGGCCCAAAAAGATTTCTTCCGCCCACTCCTCCAATGGTGGGGTACTGAATTTCGCCGCAACCTCTGCGGCAATGACTATTGGGTAAACCGGATGAGGCGGCAGCTGAAGCAGCATAGTTTGTCGGACTACATCTTTGTCACCGATGTTCGGTTTCCAAATGAGGCCGAGCTGATCCGCGAGAACGGCGGGGTGGTGGTGCGAGTGGATCGAGGCGACTTCATCGCCGACGAGAATGCCAACAAGCACGCCACCGAAACGGTGATGGACAACTACAAATTTGATGAGGTCATCCGAAACGACGGCGACCTCAATCAGCTGGAGGCAGCTGTGAAAGAATTTCTTTCGCCGAGTGGCGAGTGAGAAAACCAAATAGAAATAACAAGAGAGGAATAAATATATGTTTCTTAATGCAACGGAAAGTGCGGCGAAGGCCGACTTTGAAATCCACCCGAAAGGGGTGGCAAACGGGGTCTGTGTTGAGGTGGTAACACACAACAAAAAGACCGGTGAACCCTTCACCAATAAAACGGCTGACGGGGAAATCAAACAGCGGGTCATTCTGGTTTTCCAGACGAACAAAACCACCGAAAACGCCGACGGCGAAAAGGTGAATTGCGTTTACTGGGATTGGCATAACGTCCCGCAGTCAATCGCTAACGAGAACAGCTCGTTACATAAGCGGCTGAAGGAGTGGGAGGTTGAAATCAAAGACTTCAACACGAAGGAAGACTTTGAAGCTGCCGTAGTTGGTCGCCCAGCTACGATGATGTTCTCTCACAATACGAGTGAGAAGACGGGCAAAACCTACTCCAATCTGACCGCTTGCGCTCCGCTTGAGGAGGGTACTGAGGCGTTCGTGGCGAAGGATTACAAAACCTACAACGAGCCGTTCTGATGTTTCTCAGCGCGGAGCCAACGAAGCGCGAGGTTAGTGGTGACGGCGGCCATTGGTACTACCCCGATGGCCGTCCGCTCCACACCGTTCCGAAGAAAGACGGTAGTGGGGAGAGGAACACCACCAAAGCGGACGCTCGCAAGCTGGGTTTATTCCCAAGCGTGACGGCGATTACGAAGGTGATTGCCAACCCAAGCCTCGATCGCTGGAAGCAAAACCAGATGCTCGATGCTTGTGTAAACAACCCGATTGGTGCGGGTGAGGATATTGAGCAGTACGGTGACCAGATGCGCCAGCTGGCTCAGAAGCGAATGATCGACGCTCGCGTGTTCGGCTCGCTGTTTCATAACGCAATAGATGAGCTGAACAAAACGGGATACCTCGATGCAACTTACGACGAAATCAAACCGTTCGTTAAGCACTACATCGAGTGGACTCGCGACAAGCGAGTGTCGTTCGTGGACACCGAGTTCGTTTGCGTTAACGAGAAGCTAGGCTATGCCGGTCAAGTGGACGGGTTAGCTATCGTAGACGGCAAACTGACGTTGCTCGACTACAAAACTCAAGACGTGAAGGAGGATAAGAACGGCAACCTAAAGCCAAACTTCTACGACTCTTGGGTGTGGCAGCTCGCCGCCTACAAGAACGCTAGTTGGGACAACAAGCCAGCGAGGATTCAGCAAGTGATGAGCGTGGTGCTGTGCAGTCAGTCACCTTGCTACCCGATCACAAAGGTTTGGTCAGCAAAGGAACTGTCAAAGGCGTGGAAGACCTTCAAAGCCAGCTGTCAGATTTGGCAGCTGACTAACAACTTCGATCCAGCCGCCAATGTGAAACTTCTCAATGGGTAAGTACCAGAGAGAGAAGGGTAAGCGCGGTGAGCGAGCGTGGCGTGACGTACTTCGTGACGCTGGGTTCGCCACCGCCTACCGCACCCAACAGTTTAGTGGGAAGTCTCCTTGCGGCTCTGCGGACGTGAATTGTCCAGAGCTACCCGACCTTCACTTTGAAGTTAAAAACGTCGAGAAGCTCAACGTGTGGGCCGCATACGACCAAGCTGTGGCAGATGCACCGGAGGGGAAGGTTCCGGTGGTGGCGATCACCAAGAATAAGCGGGGATTTATCTGCGTTGTTGGTGGTGAGGACTTAATGGAAATTTTATCGGAAAGTAGCCTAGTCAAAAGTGACGATTAAGATTCCAGACGAGGTGTTGAAGAGCGATCTGTCGCTTGCTGCGAAGGTGATTGTCGCGGCGGTAATGACTCACCCTCAAGCGAGTCGTAGGCAGATTTACGAGGAGCTTGGTGTTGCTAGAAACACGTTCTACAAAGCCCTAAAAACCGCAAAAGAGAGGGGTCTCCAAATTGGTACTAATTGTCTCCAAATTGGTACTAGTAGTACCAATTTATCCACTCCAGACCTAGTAGGTCAGTTAGTAGTAGGGGAGAAGGAAACCAAAACCCTAAAAGCCACGACTCCTCCGACGAAGGAGGAGGTGGCGAAATACGGAGCCGAGCTGGGAGCCGCCGGTTCGTTGATCGCAGAATTTTTCACCACCTACGAGGAGCGAGGGTGGATGGCAAACGGCGAACCAATCCGCAGCTGGAAGAAGATGCTGGGTTGGTGGGTACGGAATAAAAAACCCGCTCCAACTCAAACCAAAACCAAACCGAGTATCTCCGCAGAGGAGGCTCGGTATCTGATGGACGCAGCCAGCTAATGAAACTGCTACTCATCATAATTCTATCTATGAAAATCACACAAAAAATACCGAACGATCGTGATGCCGAACTAGGGCTGATCGGTGCAGCTATCCAGTCGAAGTTTGATGACATTCGTTCAGCTGGAATAAACGAAGATTTCTTCCACGACCTCAAGTGCCGGAGGATGTGGAAGATGATGGAGGAACTGGACAGTAACGGCACAGTCATAACAGCGGACACGCTGGGTCATAGGGCGAAGGACGGCGGAGTTTCCATTGCTTTATCCGACGTACTGGAAGCCGACTCAGCGTGTCCATCTCCTCTGAACTGGCCCTACTGGGCCGAGGTTTGCGACGAGAAGCGGAAGGCGAGGCTGGTTCAAGAGACTGGCCTACGCCTCGCTGATGAGGCTGGCAAGCACGACAGCATAGATCAGCTGGTGAGTGAGGCGGAGTCGATAATGTTCTCCCTCACCGACAAGGTTTCGACGAAGACAGACAACAGAAAGGAGTCGTTCCAGCGAATCGTAGACACGCTGGAGGAGGCTCATCTAGGACGCAGAGCTGGAGTATCCACCGGCTTTACGGGCTTGGACAAAATCCTCGGTGGGTTGCGCGGTGGTCAGCTGGTCACGATCGCAGCGCGACCCGCCGTAGGTAAGTCTGCGCTGGCTGGCAACATCGCTGAGAAGCTGGTGATGAGCGGCACGCCGGTTGCCTTCTTCAGCTACGAGATGACCCAAGATGAGCTGAACCTTCGGATGCTTTGCTCGCTGTCCGACACGAATCTAATCGGCGACGTAATAAACGAAGGGGTTGAAGTTAAGGAACACCGTCTACGGATTCTCTCACAAGCTGCCAACTTTGTGCCGAAGCTAAACGCTGCCCCGCTGCATATCGTTGACAACGGCAACCTCACCGTCAGCCAGATTCGCAGCAACGCTCGTCGCTTGGTGCGTGATGAGGGAGTGAAGCTAATCATCGTTGACTACATCCAGCTAATCAAAGCCGGTAAAGATGATCGCCAAGCACAACGCCACGTTCAGATCGGCAACATCACCGGAGAGCTGAAACAGATGGCGATGGAACTCCAAGTTCCGGTGATCGGATTGGCCCAGCTGAACCGAGCGATCGAAGGGGAGAACCGGAGGCCGAGGTTATCCGATCTGCGGGAGAGCGGCAGCATTGAACAAGACTCGGACGTGGTGGCGTTCCTCTACGTCGAAGACCCAGATATGTGGGACGGCCCAAATATGCTGCTCAAGTTGTGCATTGGAAAGAACCGAGCCGGTCGCCAAGGCGAAGTCGATCTAGTGTTTGTCCGAAACAAAATCAGATTTGAGAGCGCGTATGACGAGCAACACACCGAATGGCTGAACCGAAGGAAGAAAGAACTCAGCAGCTAGTGGACAAGACCGTTCAGCTGTTTGACGGAAGGCGAGTCAAGTGGTGGCAGCTCAAGAATCCGCCAAGCGAGGAACGACTGGCTGACTTCTCGGACATTGAGAAGCCGCGAACCAGCCACGCAGCTGAACGCCGAGAGGATTATCAGCGGCGGAAGTATTGGGAGGCACGCGCCAGAAGATTGTTATCTGATCCAAGATCGAGGAAGAACGATCTGGAAACTGCCGAGAGAGGAACTCGGAAGAATCCCGAACTCAACGCTCAGTTGAGGGAACGGATAAAGGTTACGAAGAAGTAGTTTACACAGCTGGGCATAGAGTCGGCGGATGTCGCCGGACGTGGTGGGTTTTCTTGGTATTGGCCCCCCTCATAGTGAACACCAGCTGTATTTTTTAGGAGGGTGAGTGGTAGATGAGAAAGGATTTTCGGAATTGGTTAGTGCGATTGTGGTTCAAGCTGCGATCGACTTCGGGGAGGCGCATCGCTACGGCCTCATCAACGAGGACTGCACCGTCAACGCAGCTGCACTTAAAGCTGTTCTGCGACAAGCCTACCCAAGCCGATGCCCGCTACCAAAGTGGATGGAACCCAGCGACATATACTCAGCTGTCACCTTCCTCTTCGCCAGCCACTCGCTCGATGACATCATCCCCGACAAGTGGGAAGTCAATCCCGACTCTATCCGGTTCGCTATTGTGGCAGCTGCTAAAGCGGGGAAACCGATGAATCACTTTTTCAATTTTGATACCCAATAATATCATACAGATTCACGAAAACTATACCCGTCTCGGCGCGTTTGAGCGGGTGTCAGTTGAGCGTTGGAAGCTGCTAAACCCAGACTGGAACTACCAGTTCATTGAAGGGGATCAGCTGGTTGGCCACATAAAAGAAACGTGGCCCGAACAGTTCAATCAATACTGCGACTTCGCCACGATCCAGAAGGCAGCTATTCAGCGAATCGCAGCTGTCCACAAATACGGCGGGCTGTATGTGGACTGCGACGTGTACCCAATCAAGATGGCCAGCACGTTCACCGATCTTAAATCAGAATCCAACTTCTACAACTTAAAGGATCACTCTAACTACGACGGCGATCTAATAGCTGACTATATATTTGCAGCTGAGAAAGGCAGTAAACTACTGCTTCGATTAGGCGAAGAGATATTCAAGCGCAGTCGAGAGAGAACAGTTGAGGAGCTGAACGGCTGGGCTGGCTACGTTTATGAGACGTGCAGCATTCACGCATTCTCAGAGGTGGCGTTTGGTGCGAAGGCCAAGAGGCAATTCATCGACGGCTGCGACAACCACATCGAGGACTTGAAGGCCAGCCCAATGGAGTGCAACACCTACCACTACTCAACCGAAAGCTGGGTTGAGAATGATCGGTTTAGGCGGGACGGAAAGGACAAGCAGTACGACCAGCTGCAACACCTCGATGTCATCAAAGAGATTTACGGAGTATGAACCAAAAGCGAATAGCAGAAACGACGAGTGAGTTTTACGGAGTCAACATAGCTGAGATGAAAAGCCTAGACCGACATCAACGAGTAGCTTGGCCGCGCAACGTGTGTATGTACCTAGCTAACAGTCTGAGGTTTAGAAAGTCTGACATCGGAAGGTTTTGGAACCGCGACCGAACAGTAGTTTACAACGCAGTAAGGAAGGTTGGGGGAGAGATTGAGGTGGACAAGCGAAGGCTGGGTGAGGTGCGCGAGATCGCTCGGATACTGAAAAAGAAATGACGAAGGTTTTTATTACCGGCATCACCGGCCAAGACGGCAGCTACCTAGCTGAGAAGCTGCTGGCAAGAGGCTACGAAGTTCACGGGCTAGTACGCCGAGCGAGTAGTTTCAACACCCAACGGATCGACCACATCTTTGATCGGTTGCAGCTGCATCGAGGAGATATGACCGACTACCTCTCGCTGCGCTCTGCGCTGAAGTTGGTGAAGCCCGATCAGATTTACAACCTCGCCGCAATGTCCCAAGTGAGGGACTCGTTCGCGGTGATGCGCCACACAACTGCGACCAACTTTATAGGTGCAGCTGATCTGATGGCAGCTGCGTGGGACATCTGTCCGAACGCGAGGTTCTACCAAGCCAGCACGTCGGAGATGTACGGCAACACCGGAGAGTTTGACAGCGACGGCAACCTCAAGCCGATCACCG